TAGCAATGCTAACGCCGCCCCTTCATCAGAGTGCCTTTGCTATTCGAATCGAAGCAAATTCACTCATCCTTGAATTCTTCTTTTCTTGATTATAAGTCGGATTCAAACCAGGCAAGAGTTTCGCTTGAGCCTGGGCTTTATTGATTCGTTTTGCACTCAACTTTGCAAACTCCCTCAGATATGAGTTGCCATCACACACAAACTTGACGAACTCACTAAAGAGCGGGTGGTCAATACAGTTCTCGAGGATCATGAATTGCCTACAGGCAAACATGCGTTTGTTCCATTTCTTTGGATTGTGAAACTTCTCCGGCTGAACTGACGAGTTTAACGCTCTTATTGTTGAGTAAACCCCTCTTAGTCCAGCATGTTCCTCGGACTTATACCCTCTTTGGACGAGCCTTTGGAGATACTTCACACGATCACGCTCATTTGTTACCTTTTCAGCGTTAACGTCGAAACCCATTGACTTGTAGATATTAGCGATTCTATCCGCAAATCCGGGGTCGTACTCTTTTCTTACGTGACAAATGTCGTCACCTATGCCGTTGAAAGCATATAACACCACAGAGCACAGACTAAGGTAAAGCTCTCCTATAAAATCTAAATACGTTTCTATATCATTAGTCCAGATACTTCCGGACGATACGCCGTGCGCCCCTCTAATCCACTTATCGGGTCCAATGAGAAGCGGTATTTCTACTACGCGCATCAACGACTGCTTTAATTTGGGCCAGAACTCCTCCTGAAAACCAAATTTAATTACATCGTACACTTCTAACACCTGCCACTTTATGAAATACGCGTCGGTGTGTGAAAAATCACTGGCACTCAAGCAATAACCAGCGTTATACGCATCCGTCATGTTGCTTAGGACATCACTGTATCCTTTCCATGCGGCGAAAAAGGGATGTGCTTCTACTGCAATCTCCTTTAGCGGCTGCGCGAACGAACCCTCCACAAGATTCGTTGCCATAGGGTACATCCAGACCAGTCTCGTCTTCTGGTTATAATTCCGGAACAGTGCGATTGCCGGGTAATCTAGGTATGCACCACTTAGAGCGTCATTTATCGCCTTCTTTCTCACAAAATTGTTCTTCCGTGTTGTGAACGATGGAAAGCCAGAATTACTCTCCAAAGTGTCACGAGCAGCCATATTATCGATTACGCTGCCTAACGCCAAGGGACGGAGAGACTTATAAGTATGGGTATCTTTGAACAAGATTTTAACCGCTAACTCTTTCGCCCGTCGCCACATCTCCGTCTTAAACGGCTCAGGTTTAGGAGCCCCTGAATGCTTGAAGCCTTCAGTGACAACCTCCATCAATTCCTCGATTGGAGCAACCTCCCCTTGGGGTCCCCACTTCTTGAGTTGAGAAGTGTCGAACTGGTAAACTTCGACTTCCCAGGAGTTGCCATTCTTCAGAGAAGAGAGCCTTCTCATCCAATCAGACAGGATCTCGTCCGTGGTCTTACTTTCGTACAGCCAGGACCTTGGTGTTGCAGGTCTGCCTTCAGATAAATTGTGAAGGTACTGCGTCATGCCTTGAGATTTTGTAACGGTCTCAAGAATTTCCGTTGGTAAGCTTTCAATTTTCATAGCTTAACCTCCTTTAAGTTATTTGTCAAAATCG